GGCAAGGCGGATTTCTTTAACTTCTGCGGTTGTGATATAGGCCATGGTGTATTCCTTTTTTGCTTACTTGTTCTTTATAGCAGCAAGACGTTATGGTGTCAACCATATTGTAGCTTATACATGACTTTTTCTTCGTCAGTCATATCTGTGTTTCGGTCGAGCCATTCATTTAATGACAGGTGCACGTCGTTCCACCACCATTGTTTATCGCCATCTGGTCGAACCAACGCTGGCCCATCAGCGCGGTGAATCTTACCCTCCAAATACCACCACTTGGTGCCATCTGCTCTATCAACTGCTGGCCCGTCAGTTCGATGGCGCTTGCCATACAACAACCAAAACTTGCTGCCACCATCGGTTTCAATTGCTGGTCCATCTTCGCGGTGGAGGTCGCCGTTTAATAAATTCCAGCGCTTGCTGCCATCTCCAAACTTAGTCATTATTGGGGTTGGGGTAGTGTCATCCATACCTTAGCTTCATCATAACCTTTTCTTCCTCTGAAATTTCTGTATTTGCTTCCAGCCATTCATCAAACGTATAGTATCTGCCGCGCAATCGGAATTCTATATAACCATTTGCATATACAATGGCAGGCCCATCTGTTCGGTGAGTTCTGCCGTATTGGCACCAAAATCTGTCACCATCTTTGCATTCAATAGCAGGCCCATCAGTCCGGTGACGGTTACCATCCAAGTGCCAAACTTCGTCGCCGTCTTCATCTACCGTCATTACAGATTGCATATCTTTAACCATATTGTAGCTTCATCATGACTTTCCCTTCATCTGTCAAACCAGGTGTACATCTAAGCCATTCATCAAATGTCATTTCGGCATCATGCAACCACCATTGCGTGCTACCATCCATACATTCAATTGCCGGACCATCAATGCGGTGCTGTTCGCCGTTCAAAAACCACCATTTATCACCGTCTACCCACTCAATAGCAGGACCGTCCGTGCGATGCTTGATAATGTTGGGCAACCGCCAAAATTTGTTGCCAAGCCGATCTATTTCCATCTTTGGTTCCATTATGCGACCATCGCCTTAGCTGGCCGCTTGAAGAACCCAAACTTGGGGTCATTGTCGGATACTGTGATCGTTGCGGTAAAGATAACCTGTTGGCCCTTTTCAACTGTGGCAAGAGCCTGTGGGACTGTGCCCCATACTTTCCATCCTTCGGCATGCTGAACCAGCATCTTAGTCACATAACCAAACTCTGTTTCCTGTCCTTTCAGGGTCAGCACAGTGCCTGTCATGACCATACGGCCTTCTACAGGGATAGGCAACGCCGCCGCCTCTTCTGCGGCACGACGCGCGTCAACCTGCACACGATCTGCGATCCGATCAAGAAGATTGCCAAGGAATGATTTTTGCTTATCCGAGATACTGCCATACTGGACCAGCTTACAAACAATATCGCAGATGGTGGTTTCTTCCCACTGTGGATCGAAGTCAATTCCACCGTTATAGATGTCCCATGCGAGAGTCAAGTTGGCGTTCTCAAGGAAACTATTTGCCTTCCGCTTACCCGCTGCGGCGTCAATGCCTTTCTTGGCTTTAACACGGAAGCTGCGGAAATTAAGTGCATCACCCTCGTGCAACTTTTCAGCACAATCTTCACCAGTCTGGACATAAGTGTTGCTTGGAGAATGATAGAAGCGGGCAACAGTCATTGCATGTGCGCCACAGACGTGACACGAACCGCCGTGGTTATGACGGGAGAACTTGCCACCTGTCTTAGCCATGTGAGTGCGAAATTGCTCTTGCTCAATAAGGTTGACTACATAATCGGCATGATGACTATGGAACGATACGAACTGATAATCGTCAGGATTAATAACGCTAGGGCGGTGAATGTCAGTGCGTGTCATGTCATGTTTCCTTTTTGCTTACTTGTTCTTTATAGCAGCAAGACGTTATGGTGTCAACCATATTGTAGCTTAAACATGACTTTTTCTTCGTCAGTCATATCTGGGTTGTTATCAAGCCACGTTTCAAATGGCATACCAATGTCATCCAAAAACCACCATTTATCCCCATTTATCCATTCAATAGCAGGACCATCTGTGCGGTGTTTTTGGCCGTTTAAATACCATTCTTTATGACCATCTGCCTGTATTATGGCAGGACCATCTTCGCGGTGCATTTTGCCTTGTTGATACCAGATTTTGGCACCAGAAGCATATTCAAACATGCCTGTCCTCATTATCCATATTCCAATTTATACATGACCTTTTCTCCGTCAGTCAATTCGTTATTTTGGAGCCATTCATCAAAAAATAGCAACTCACCGTGCAAGTACCAAGACTTATCGCCATCAGCGTATTCAATTGCAGGACCATCAGTTCGGTGACGTTTGTTGTCCTGCCACCATTCCTTGCAACCAGTTGGCCATACACGGGCAGGACCATCTTCGCGATGAAGGTTGCCGTGCAACATCCAAAATGTGTTGCCATTTTCAGATATCTTCATTATTGGTTGCACATCACCCTCGGTCATTGTATATCTTTTGTCGTTAATGATAAGGTACATTATCTGTATTGTCAATGCCAAAAGGTACTTTTCAGTCACATAAATAACAGTATGGTAACATTTGTAGGCTTCTCAACATACGGAAAACGAACAGGAACCAATGTCCTCGAAGATAAGGAATTGGCAATTCGCGATCTATTTAATCATTTTTACACTCGTCGCGGCGAGCGGTTAGGAGAGCCATCGTTTGGCAGCATCCTTCCAGAGTTGGTATTTGAGCAGCTAGACCAATTAGTGATTGACACTGCCGACGAAGATGTTCGTACAATTATTGACTTGGACCCTAGATGGGAACTACTAGATTATGAGATTGACGCGATAGATCACACCCTGACTATCACCGTCCAACTACGTTATGTTCCTGACTTGAGTCCAGAACAATTGGTATTAAAATACACTAGCACAGAAGAGATTTAACACATGGCACAAAGCATCCGACAAAGAAATCTGTTCGCAGCAGAAGATTACAGAGTAGTTTACGATAGTTTCAAGCAGGCGAATTTCCAAGCGTATGATTACGACACCATTCGTGGTGCGTTGGTAGATTATATTCAGCAACAATATCCTGAAAACTATAATGACTGGATTCAAAGTTCTGAATTTGTGGCGCTGATTGAAACACTATCGTTTCTCGCGCACTCATTGGCATTTAGAATTGATCAAACAGGACGTGAAAACTTCCTGAGCACAGCCGAACGTCGCGCAAGCGTTCTGCGTATTGCTGACTTTTTAGGATACACTCCAAGCCGTCATCAGCCCGCACGTGGCCAACTCAAGGTAACGGGAATTCGCACCACACAAGATGTGTACGATATCAACGGAAGTAGCCTCAAGAACACTACGGTTGATTTTGAAGACAGTTACCAGAATTTCTTGCTTATCATGAACGAAGTTCTGGGTAATGTCAATAAATTTGGCCGTCCAACCGACACGACGCGTATTGGTAACATCAAGCATGACATTTATTCAACCAGTATTGAAGCTGGTCACAATATAGTATTTGGCGTCAATGGCAAAGTGAATGGTAACCGTGATAACTTTGAAATTCACGGATTAGAAATTGATAGCTCTTCCAATGTGTTGCTTGAATCTGCGCCTGATCAAAATAAAAGTTTTGACATTGTTTATAAGAATGACGGACAGGGCATTGGCAGCGATGACACAGGGTTTTTTGTCGGCTTCAAGCAAGGTAATTTGCAATTTACTGACGTCAACGCAACAACCGCAATTGCCAACTTGATAGTTGATTTGTCGGCTACCAATGTCAATAATAGCGACATTTGGGTTCAGGAAATTAACACAGCAGGCGAAATCACAGACACTTGGACAAAGATTGATAGCGGCTTTGGTGCAAACACAGTATTTAATAACATTCGTCAAGACAATCGTAAACTATACACCGTCAAGACAATGGACCAAGACAATGTCAATATTCAATTTGGTGATGGCGTATTCAGTGATATTCCGCGTGGTATTATTCGTATTTGGTATCGCACTGGTGTCAATCAGGCATACACCCTTGATCCGGATGATATCGGCACAGTAACATTTGGATATACTTATACTGCCAACCACAGCACTGGCAGTGCAACGGACAACACGTATAAAGTGACGTTCACATGTGAACTTCAATCACCTGTAACTAACGCAGCTTCACAAGAAAGTGTAACCAGCATTAAAAATAATGCTGGCCGCGTATTTGCTACACAGGATCGCATGATTACTGCCAGCGATTATTCAGTTTATCCACTAACTGTCAGTGAAAACGTCAATAAAATTAAAGCGGTAAATCGCACATATAGCGGCCACAGTCGCTTCATCAAACCACAAGACCCGACAGGCACATACCAGAATGTTGACATGCTCGCGGACGATGGGTATATTTACAGCGAAGGTATCACGTACAGATCAAATCTTGCGTTGCCATCTACTTTGACCTCTGACCAAATATATGAACGCTTCCTTGCAGATTTAATTGAAAATCCTGAGATTGTCAATCTATTTTATACCAAATATGATGTAAATGAGATTGACTTCTCGACAACAGCAGGTAGCTATGAGTGGCAGCAAATTACGTCAGGTTACCGTGGCAGCACAGGATATCTGACACTTAATAGTGAGATTCAAAAAGTCGGTGACAACTCAGTTAATGACTTGATAGATGCAGCCCCAGGGTCAATTGTAGAATTCATCGAAACGCCATACAATGCAGGCACATTAGGTGTTATCGGTCAAACATTAAACATCATCACGGCAGGTAGCGGCTACACCAGCGCACCAACTGTGGCCGTTCAGGGCACAGGCACGGGTGCCACGGCAACCGCAACAGTTTCAGGCGGACAACTAGCAGCTATCACATTGACAAATGGCGGCACTGGCTACCAGAACCCCGTGGTAATAACCATTTCTGGAGGAGGCGGCGCAGGCGCAGAAGTTGTGGCCACCGCAACAACTGCATCCCGCAGTTGGGCAAGAGTAGTTGATATTGTAAATGACGGACAAGGCATCAATGACAATAACGGTAATCCAACCGGATTAACTAGTCGTGGTCAAGGTGCAATAATTCTCAATAAGAGCATCCCAAACACTGCCAGAATATCACAAATATTCCCTGCATATTCAACCGCATTTACGGTTGAAGGAAAAGCTACTATTATTGATGAACTAGAAAATTCAAACACATTTGGATTACGATATGATGCGGAAACCCGCGCGTGGATAGTTATACAAGCTGGCGACCTACCGCCCGAAAATGAAAATAGCCCTGATAATTTTAGCCTTACTAATGCAGGCGACAACAGCAATAGTAACGCAGATCATTCATGGATTGTGCGGGCACAGTACACTGC